AAGAGCAACGGCAACGGTTGGGGAGACAATTTGTTCGCCATCCTGCTTCTCTTTATCATCATGGGTAGAGGCAACTTCTTTGGAGGCGGTTTTGGCGGCGGCATGATGCCTAACGGACAGGGCGGTGTAGTTCCTATGCTCAACAATGACGCTAATACAGCTGTTATCATGCAAGCTGTTCAGCGCAATGGTTATGATGTTCAGAGCTTGGCTACAGCCCTCAACACTTCGAGCGACGCTGTTATGGCTGCTATTAACAGTTTGGGCCAGCAAGTATGCAACATCGGCAGTCAGATGGGCATGAACACCAACCAGATTATCACAGCTCTGATGCAGGGCAACAATGCCATTGCCACACAGTTGGCTGAGTGTTGCTGCAAGACAAACAACGCCATCACGGCTATGGACGGTAATGTAAAGTTAGCAATGTGTCAGCAGACAGGTGCTTTGACAAACGCTATCAACAACGTTGCTGTCGGTCAAGAGCGTGGCTTCTCTAATGTGGCATACGAGACACAGCGTCAGACTTGCGACTTGCACAACGCAATCAAGGACAGCACTCAGACTATTGTAAACGGTCAGAAGCAGGCTGAGATGCGTGAGATGCAGAACAAGATTGACGCTCTGCGCGAGGAAAACAGTACCTTCAAGTCTTCTGCTATGACTTCGCAGATTGTAGGTCAAGCAATAGCGCCTATCAATGCGGTATTGGCAGGATTGCAGACCGAGGTAGCTGGCATCAAGTGCAAATTGCCAGAGACAGCGACTGTAGCTTACAGCCCATTTACAGCTGTTCCTAACTGTGTAGCAGCTCAGATGGGACTGTATGGTTTCAACGCTGTAAACGGTGCAGGTTTTTGGAACTAAAGCATAATTGGAGGGCGAGACTATGATTTGGGGCTATCCTTTTTCATGGGTCAACAGAAGAGGGTCAGCAGCGATAGGCTCTACTGGTGTAAAGGTAAATGCAGAGAACGTGGTGTTCACCTTTAAGAACCATGCTTTCGTAAATGCCAACTACAGAGGAACGATATTCGTTAATCTGCAACAGGCAATACCGACTGGTACGACAACTACGCTGCCTATCCTCTTTGAGACCAACGGCACGACACAGGCTGTAACCAAATTCAATGGTGCGGCATTGACCGTTGCCGATGTAGCCGGAACTGGCGTATATCAGCTCTGGTTCGAGAGAGACACTAACACCCTTCAGTTAATGACGGGTATCGTTTAACAACTAAATTGCGAATTGTATTATGTTCAGTGGACTAAGAACAAACAGCATATTCTATGTGCTTGAAAAAGGCGAAGAGCCTACATTAAAAATCGGACAGGTGGTAAGCGTAAGCAATCCGCAGCCGAAGTTTCCGACCTACCAACCAGGGCAGTTTACAACACAGCCTATGGAAACGGTTGTCGATGTGAAGGTGAAGCTGCCCGACGGCGAAGCGGAGTTCAAGCAGCTGCCCTCGAACGGACAGATTGCCAACTCTGGCGATGTGGTAGTAAGCGAAAGTCGCGAAGCGATGATTGCCGAAGTGGAAGCGATGTTACGACACTCGCAGGAGGTGCTTGCAAGCAAGGACTATCACGAGAAAGTGGTATGTAACTGCGAGAAGATAATGTGTGTTCTCAACCCTCAGATTGCCAAAGACAAAGAGCAAGAGCAGAAAATATCTCAGCTCGAAAGCAAGGTCTGCGGCATGGAGGGCACTCTGTCAAACATTGAGAGTATGCTGCAAAAGGCACTGAAAAAGTCAAACAGCAATAACTAAAATGCAAGAGCTATGTATATGATAGAAATCACAGAGAACAAGATGGGCGAGCTTGTTGAGAACGTGGAGAAGTGCTTGCGCTATGGCGGTAAGGCAATGGCGTGTCTCGACAGCTTGCAACGTGGCGAAGGTCGATACGGCGAGCGTTCACCTATGCCCGACTATCGCGACGACTGGCGACGCGATAGCGAACGCCGCGAGCGTGATATGTACGATGATGACGATGATGACGGTCGCTACGGAGAACGACGCGGCGGCTATCGTGGTCGCAGACGCTACTAAGTAATTAACCCGACTGGTAGGGAAGTTCGTTTCCCTGCCAGTCCTTTAAAACCTAAAGACTATGGGAAGATGTAAGATGCCCTTGGATATGTACGACTTGAAGCCCGAGGGGATGATAGCATATCTGAGATACAACGGCTATCACTTCAACAAGAAGATGTGTGAGTGGGCTGTCAAGCAAATGCGAATGATTAGCCCTACTACGGGCAAGGAGGAACGTTTGGAGATGCTGCCAAAAGAAAAGATTGAGGAGATGTTGCAAGCGAACAGCTTGCAGCTCGAAAACCTCGTCGGCTACGACCATGTGTATGTTGCAAACATGTGCAAGGCGGATTTTTGGGGCAAGTCAATAAAAGACGAGCAGCAGATGGCGCAATATGTGAAAGATATGGTTGATGATACAGACCAGAAGGACGGCTTTATCTTTAACCGCTTCTATGCCGACTGCTGCCACAACGGTATGCCTATACCCTGGGAGGACTTGTTATGATTAGGCGCGACATAAGGCTCGACAAGTACGACTGGAGCGTGCGCTGCTTTATCGGATATGACAGCGGCGATGCGGTGCATTTGTGCAACGAGCTTATGACTATCGGGTGTGGCAGCGAGGCGGCAAGCAAAGCCTACCGTCACTTCATAAGCGGCGGCGAAAGCAGAGGACTCACCTACTCCAACGTTAAGGACAAGGTGAGTGTGGTGACTATCGGACACTCCGAAGAAGAAAGCGAGATGGTGAACACAATCGGTCACGAACTACTGCACGTTACGGCACACATCTGTGAAGCGTACGATATTGATATGAGCGGCGAGCAGGCTTGCTATATCATGGGAGAACTATGCGAACGGATATTCAAGAAACTAACATAAATTTAGCGATATGAAAACAATACAGACGAATACGCTTGCCGAAAAGCTGTTTTGGTTTTACAGAATTGGCATAAGAGCAATCCCAATACTCCTTATGGTCTTACACTGGTTCGGTGTGCATTGGTTTCACCATAACGCCGCATCAATGGGTCTGGATCTGAACGAGAACGCCGTTTTGGTGGTGTCGTTATACGCATTGGCGTATGTCGTGCTGCCAGCCGTTCTGCTGCCTGCAAGCTTTCTTTTCAAGTTCGGTTGGGTGTGGCGAATACCGTTCCTGTATCTTGCAGGGGTTATTCTGATAAGGTTAGGGCACGGCACACTGTGTATTTCCGAAGCAACAAAGATTGCGGATTACACACTGATTATTCTGACGATACTACTGTATGGTCGGGCGTTTACGTTGCAAGACAAATGACAAAAACCGCGCACGGGCAACAAGATTTT